CGGCACACTGCCGAAGCCAATCGATTTAGAATGGTTTTGCCCATCAACTATATCCTGGAACTCGACTCCGATGAGTACAAAGAGTTCATGGATAATGTAATGGGTTGGCTGCCATTCAAAATCGATGAAGCTGCGAATCAGCGAGCACGTAAGTGGGAGAGTTTTGATGGAGGAACCTACCATTACAATATGGAAGGTGAGACTCTCGATGCTCTTGCATTCATTCCCAAGACCAGCAAGAACGAAGCCTACAAACAACAGTTCCAGCAAGTCCAATCCTTCGACAATCTGGAGCGATGGTTCGCTCAACGCATCACCTCTGGCAACAGGAACAATCAGTTGCTGCGGTATGCACTGGCTCTTGTGGACAGTCACATGACGCTATTGGATGTAGGCAAACAGCTTCATGCTTTCAACTCGAAGCTGAACTCGCCTCTACCTGAAAACGAGATCGACAGCACCATCATGGTGACGGTCGCCAAACGATATCAGTCAAAATAGAGACCAGTCAGTTTTGTTTCTTGGATCAAGACTGACTAGGTTTTTGTTAAGGAGTTCCATGTCCCAAGACAACAATGAACCAAATGATCAACTTGTGTTGATAGTTGGTTATTCAGCAACAGGCAAGAGTGCTTCTCTTCGGAACATCACCGATCAGAAGGACTGGCTTTATCTGAATACCGAAGCTGGCAAACGATTGCCTTTCAAGAATGCATTTCAGACCTTTCGCATTGAAGATCCATATCAGGTTCATGAGGCTTTTGATCATGGGAATTCAACTCCCGAAGTCAAAGGCATCATCGTCGATTCTCTGACTTTCCTTATGGATATGCTAGAGACTCAGTACGTCCTGACAGCTTCAAATACAATGAAGGCTTGGGGGGATTTCAACCAATACTTCAAAGTGCTGATGCAACAGAAGGTCACGAACTTTGGAAGGCCAACAATCTTCACCGCCCATGTGCTCGATGTCCTCGACGAGAAAGCCATGGAAATGAAGACCAGTGTTCCTATCAAGGGATCACTGAAGAACAATGGCATTGAGGCATATTTCTCGACTGTTGTTGCAGCCAAGAAGATTGCTCTCACGGAATTGGACAAGTACGGAAACAAACTGCTGATCATCTCCGATGAGGAGAAAGAACTCGGCTACAAACACGTCTTCCAGACTCGTCCAACCAAGAGCACGACTGGCGAACGCATCAGGTCGCCCATGGGGATGTTCACCAAAGAGCAAACCTACATCGACAACGATGCACAGTTGTTGCTCAATCATCTTCAACAGTTCTATCGCTAGATAGACCCAAACAAATTCAAATTCAAATTCAAATCGAGGTAACACCAAACATGAGCACAGGTATTTTTGGAAAGCTCGTAACTGATGGACTGGAAGAGTCCAGTGATCGTCTTGGTGGTTTCGGAGCAGTTGACACTGCGATTTACATCGCAACCATCAAAGCACTCTTTGCCGGACAGTCCACCGGAGGCGCCACCAGTGTCACCTTGATCGCCGACCTGGGATCCAATAAGGAATACCGGGAGACGTTCTATGTGACCAACAAAAACGGCGAGAACTTCTTCATCAACAAGAACGACAAACTGAAGAAGATTCCTCTTCCCGGCTTTACAGTGGTCGATGACATTTGCCTCATCGCCACTGGCGAACCACTGTCAGCACAGCAGACAGAGGAGAAGGTCATCAATCTGTATGACTTCGAGGCGAAGAAGGAACTGCCCAAAGCAGTCCAGATGCTCATGGGCTGTGTGGGTCAGAAGGTCGCTCTCGGGATCGTGAAGCAGATTGAGAACAAGAACGAGAAGCAGGGCGACGAGTACGTTCCCACTGCCGAGACCAAGGAAGTCAACGTGGTCGAGAAGGTCTTCCATCCCGAACTCAAGATCACTGTTGCAGAAGCTCGCAACGGCCAGAACGAAGCAAAGTTCTGGGAGGCATGGGACAAGAAGAACAAGGGCGAGACTCGTGACAAACGCAAGCTGAAGGATGGTCAGGGCGGTTCATCTGCTCCTCCGAAGGCTGGCAATAAGTCAACACCCACACCGGCCGCTGGGCAGCCTGCTCGCAAGAGCTTGTTCTCCAAGTAGCCCATGAAGATCCCTGTAGTGGGGTTTGACCCCAGCCTAAGAAATTGGGGCGTTGCCGAAGGCACGCTTGATCTCACCACAGGGTATCTTGAAGGTCTACATCTCTCGATCATTGAACCAAGAGATGTAAAAGGCCGACAGGTACGACAGAACTCCACAGATCTACATATCGCAATGCAATTAGCCGAGGGAGCACTCTTAGCTGCACGCAAAGCGAAAGTTATATTTGTGGAGGTTCCTGTCGGATCTCAATCAGCAAGAGCCATGGCAAGCTATGGCATTTGCGTTGGGGTACTCGGAGCAGTCCAAGCAGAAGGCATTCCCTTGATCGAGGTAACGGCCTTCGAGGTGAAAAAAGCATTCACCGGCAACAAGAATGCGACAAAGGATGAGATGATTGCAGAGGCAGTCAAACTCTATCCTGCTGCGAACTTTCCCACCCATGGTGGAAGAATCACAGCTAAAGCTGAACACGTCGCAGATGCGATTGCTGCGATTCATGCAGGAGTCTTGACACCAATGTTCCAAAATCTATTGCGATTATTCGCCGAGGTATAAAAATAACCATGCAGATCATTTTGGTTCAAACCGAAGTCGAACAGGCGATCAAGGATTACATCAGCCATCGACTCACAGTGTCGGAAGGAACCGACATTCAGATCGACCTGACAGCAACCCGTGGCGCCGAAGGAGTGAAGGCAATCATTGACTTGATTCCCAATACTCCCAAGGTCTCTGGTGCCAAGAGGCCGTACACTCCAAGGGCTACAGCGGCCGTATCTGCGATCGATGAAGCCAAGACCACAGGACCGACTTCCGAGCGTGCTCCCGAGCCTGTAGTCGAGACCCAGGCCGCACCTGATTCAGTTGAGAATGAGGCAATCATCGGCGATGCAGTTGAAGAAGCTGTGGAAGAGACTTCGGCTGTTGCCGAAGTTCCTGCCACTCCTCCGGTAAAGAGTCTCTTCTCCAACCTGCGGAAGCCAGTCAACACATAGGGCTGAACCAAACAAAAAATGAACAGGCTCCTGAAAGGGAGCCTTTTCATTTACCCCAAGATATATTTGAGGGCAGGATAGACTCAAATCGGTAGAGCGGGTGGCGCAGCCTAGTATGTTGGTTCGACTCCAACCCTGTCCACCACAAATATATCTTTGAAAGGAAACTATGATCCGATATGTCGCTGGATTTCTGTTCAACAAAGACAGAACCCAAGTTGCACTAATTCTTAAAACACGTGGACCAGATATTTTGATTAACAAGTGGAATGGGATCGGTGGAAAGATCGAACCGAACGAGACCAGTCAAGCTGCCATCAAACGTGAGTTTGAGGAAGAGACTGGAGTCATTGTTCTCAATTGGGAATTCTTCATGAGCTTGTGTGGAGATGGATGGAACGTCGATTTCTACCACGCATTCGACGATCTAATCTACAACGTCAAAACCAAAGAAGACGAACTCGTCTATATTTGGGATATTGACAAACTGCCCAAAGTCGTTCCCAATGTCAAATGGATCATTCCCATGGCTCTTGAGAGCGAGATCTATTCAATTGTGCAAAGTTAAGTGACCTGCTACATTGGTGTCTACGTTGCATCCAACTCAACTGAGGTAATGCCAATGTCCGATACAAAAGTTGAAACACTTCATTCTGAAGTGTCAAATGAGTCAACAGTTCATCACTCAGTCAAGACACTCGTCATTGGCTTGAAGAACTGGCTCAATGAACTGGCCCAACACAAGGAAGTCTCTCCTGAAGATGTCCAGAAGATCTCCGACAAGCTCAACCCCGATCAGCTTGCAATCGCAGTCACACAGGGAACCGGCACACCGGCTGTTCTCGGTAGCTCGGCCAATCCTGACTTTGGAAGGCCCGTCACTCTGGGTGGAACTCCAATCATAACGAACCCAGTCAAGCCGACTTCGGTACTCACTCCCGGCAGTGCGACAATGAACAGTGCAGGTGGAACCGTTGTCGATTACCAGACTCTTGTGAACAGCTCGGCAGGTCAAAACACACCTGATCCCACAGCACAGCCTGCATTGGCGACTGAAAAGGTTCAGGTCTTTACCGAGACTACTGGCAGTGAACCAATCGAGACCGGAACTAATACTCTCGACAAGACTGATGAACTGGAAGCACACGAGACTGAACCGGAGACGGTCAGCTAGTTCCCTCCCACTCACAGGCAAGGCGCCGATAGCAGGGGGAAACAGAAGAGGCCAACCGTTAAAGGGTTGGCCTCTTCCTATTTACAGTAAAGGTTAGAGTGCCTCGATGAGAAACATGATGAACACCAACGAAAGTGTGGCAACAAATCCCAATCCAGCCCCGTAATACTGGGCATCGTAGATGTTGACATAAGTTCGTTTTGCATAGATTCCCCCAACCCACATTAGTGAGACGAGAAGGGGAACCATCAGAAAAATCATTACATTGGACATGATTGATCCTTACCGAAACAGGTTATAGATGGGACCAATTGTAAGTCCTTTGGGAGCCATCTCTGGACCGAAAGAATACTTGATGTTTCCATCCATAATCTTCGAGAACACGTTATCCTCGAAGACATTCCCAGTCTGTCTGAATGCAGGAGCGGCTGCTGCAACCAGGGCATGAAAGGGATTGTTACGCATCATGTTCAAGGCAACTTTGGCAATCCTGATCTTGTAATTCAGGAACCAAGTCAAACCCATATTGTCAGTGTAAGCACGAGAACGACCGGCTGTACGGTCAAAATTGACATACTCTTCAGAAATTCTTGCGAGGGCATCTTCCTTGGAAGCACCCTTCACTTTCGTCATGTGATCATATAGTATGCCTTTTGCGATGAAATCGCTATATTCGGCAAGCTGTTCTAATCCATGAAAAAGAGCAGTGTCACGGGATACGATTCCATAACGGGCAGCCGTCTGCATGGATGCAGGCAACAAGTTGATCTTGTTTTCCAACCATTCTGAGATCTTACCCGAGCTAAGTTTGAGATCTTCGGCCGTATCACCAATTCCAGCGATCGTTGTGAACTCCCCATTTTTAAGTAGGGGGTAGATCGACATTCTCTTATAGCTGTCCTTGATGGTCTGCATCTCGGAATTGAGATTTGCTTCTCGCACTGGGTCATGCGTAGCCGATTGCAGTTCTGCTTCGATCTCAACCTCTCTCTGTCGAGCTTGGTTATACGTGTGGATTTCAGAGAGCTTTGAAGCTGCTCCCTTGGCAATCGAAAGGGCAGGTACACCACGGGCAGCAAGCTGGTAGACGTTATCAACTGCACGCATCACAGGGATAAAAAGTGACTTGACAGCAATGTTCCTACGCATGTCAGCCATGAAGCCCTGAACCATCTGTTCTTTGCTCACCAGAGAACGGTAGGCATCCGGCCCCAGAAGGCTCACCATGGTGTCCCGAACCGCAGACTGTACCGCAGGACTCCATTTAGAGTTGCCGGTCCATGCATCACCCACAGACGCTTGCCTGAAGCCAATTACATCGTCAATCAGGTCTTTGCGAACCATGAATCGTCCAGATCCAAATTTACTTGCAATATATCTTTGAGTGTCCAGATTGAAAAGGCGAACTCCTTCCTGCTGA